TTACAATATGGTCATTGCACCGGGTGTCGTGATTCCAGTCGGATCAAACAACACCAACAACCCTTCTATTCAACGTCTCGATACAGGATCGAACCTTGCTCTCGCGCAATTCGAAATCGTGGAGCTACAAAACGCTATCAAGTTGGCAATGTTCAACGATCTGCGTGATCCTGCTGGTCCTGTTCGTAGCGCCACTGAAGTTGCTATTGAATCCAGAGAGCTTGCAAAACGGATCGGGTCGGCCTTTGGGCGACTTCAGACCGAGGTACTCATACCAATACTCAAGCGTGTCGTCGCTATCCTGACTCGACGCGGATTGATCGTACCGATTGAGCTAGATGGCCGCGACGTACAGATCAAATTCACTTCACCACTAGCACGAGCGCAGGATGGTGAGGATCTGTTAGCGGTTCAGCAGGCCGTACAGTTTGTATTGGGTACGTCTGGCCCTGAGCAGGTATTGATGGCCTACAAAACCGAGGACTTCGGTACATGGGCGGCAGAGAAGACAGGAATGCCCGCTGAATTGGTGCGATCTGAGGTAGAGAAACAGCAGATCATCCAAGCTGGCGCACAGGCACAGATGCAACAACAACAACCAATGGAAGCTGAATGACTTGGGAAACAATTGAGGGCGCAAGCCCGGACGCCAAGGAACAGAAAGCCAAAGCACAAGAACAGATCAACGAAATGACCAGAGCCTACGCCCGATGCTTCGCTAGTGAAGACGGGCAAAAGGTTTTGGAGGATCTAACACGGCGCTTTCTCTTCGATAACTCCACATCCCTATCTAGCCAGAACGTCGCGTATGAGGCGGCGTACCACAATGGCGAGGCGGGTGTGATTCGCATGATTATCCACTACATACAGCAAGCGGAAAGACTATGAGCGAAGAACCTAAGAAGCGAACGCGCAAAGCAAAGCCTAAGTACGAGGTTATTTGCGAGCATACCGATCACCTTGACTCTATCGGCTGTCAGTTAAGCTGGCTTGACAAGCTGAATGAGAAGTATGGGTTTGAACGATTCGAGTATATCCACAAGTTCCGCGCCTTTCGGTGCTATCTGGATGGGCATCATGTTGACTGGGTAGACGTTAACGACCTTGCTCTGATCAATGGACACCGGAGGCTGGAAAACATCCTGTTACGACACGTACAGGTAGACGTTAAACGAGCAGTAATCAAATATCCTTGGAGATAATCATGGAAGAACAGGCCGTAGAAAGTAACGATACCCTGACATCATTAGTAGATGCCGCTGAACCTACACTAGGTGAGGGCGAATACTTTCTGAGTGAAGGAATCAAGGGCGTTGGCGACCTACCTGAGTGGTACAAAGCCGACAAATACAAGTCAATCGCGGAGCAAGCTAAGGCATACACTGAGCTAGAGAAGAAGTTTGGTGGTTTCACTGGCGCACCGAAGGATGGTTATTCAATCGTCGAAGGTGTTGAGGCTGAAGACGCGCTATGGCAGGAGCTTGTCCAGTTTGGCGAGCGCACCAACATGTCTCAGTCGGCATTGAATGACGCTTGGGCCATTCTTTCAGCGCAAGAGCAAGCGGTTGAAGAAGTCTCTATGGAGATGGAGCTTCAGAAGCTAGGCGATAACGGTGTTGAGCGTGTAAAGGTTGTCGAGCAGTTCATGAAGAACAGTCTCGATGGCGATACATACGAGCGTTTGCGTTATGCCGTAAACAGTGCTGAGGCGGTTGAGCTAGTCGAATCACTGATCAAAGCAACGGCACCTGCCAAGCTACCGATTGATGGCTATGTGCAACCCGGCGGAATCACATGGGAAGACATCGAAGCTGAGATGTTTAAGAAGCACGAGAGCGGTCAGATGCTTCGTTCAGTCGATCCTAACCATGAAAGCAAGATTCAGCGCATGATGAAGGAATATGGTGGTGATAAGCCATACGAGCGCATTATTGGTTAACACATTTCTTGTGGTATCATAGAGAGATCGGATACCCCTTTCACAAGGCCCGGTAGTTTTTAGGTTGAACGACTGACCGACTGCCGGGTACTCAGTCTAAAACCTCTTAATCATTGTTATACATTTGACATAGAGGAGACTGAATCATGTCAATTAATCTCTCCGCAGTAGCGGTAACTGAATTTGACAGCATGGTGAAGCACGCTTATGCGAACGCTGGCTTGCTCAAGAACGCTGTCACACTCCGAAACAACGTAGTAGGTGACACCTACAAGTTCCGTCGTATGGGCAAAGGTCTTGCTAACCAGAAGACTAGCTCGGCTGATGTTGATCCAATGGACGTAGGACATGCATTCAAGACTGCGACTCTCGCAAACTGGAATGCTCCTGAGTACACCGACATCTTCGACGCACAAGACGTAAACTTTGACGAGAAGCAAGAGTTGGCGACTACTATCGCTGGTGCCTTGGGTCGTCGTTGTGATCAGCTTGTCATCGACGCTATGGACGCTTCTACCCCGCTGACCACTCCTGTAGCGGCTGGTGGCACTAACTTGACTATCGCTAAGGTTAACTCAGCGCAGGTCGAGCTACGTGATCAAGGCGTTCCTAACACTGAGTTGTTTGCTGTCATCGAAGCTGGCGGTCTTGGCGGTCTTTTGAGCGACGAGAAAGCTACTTCTTCTGACTACCAAGCAGTCAAGGCTCTTGTATCTGGCGAGATCAACACTCTTGTTGGCTTTCAGTTCATCATCCTTGAGACTCGTGCGGAAGGCGGTCTGACTGAAGCGGCTAACGTCGTTGATTCTTGGTTCTTCCAGCGTCCTGCTGTTGGCTTGGCCATCGGTATCGACATGAAGACTGAGATCAACTATGTACCACAGAAAACTTCTTGGCTTACTAACGGTATGCTCAAGGCTGGTTCTGTTGTACGTGACGAAGGCGGTTTGGTTAAGGTCCAGTACGACAAGACTGCATAAGTCTTATCCGGCCCCTTCGGGGGCCATTCTATTTTTGGGTGGGTTATGGCGAGCAAGATCGACTTAATTAGCAATGCACTGATTCTGATCGGTGATACTCCTATTAACTCACTGACAGGCGGGTCGCGGCGCGAGACTGTTGCTAACAATCTTTACGACAACATCGTCCAAAACGAGCTAACGAAGCATCGTTGGGGCTTTGCACGTAAGCAGGCACAGATATCTCGCTTGACGGACCCTCCTGTAGATACAACACGCTGGAAGACTGTCTACCAGCTACCCACTGATTTGCTGTTTTTGATCACTGTTTCACCAGATTCCAACTATCAGGTGTATGGCGACAAGGTTTACAGTAATTCCAATCAGGCTTTGTACGCTGACTACATTGCCAACACGCCAGAAGATGAGTGGCCTGTGTACTTTGCGAAGATGATTGAGTACGCACTAGCCATGGACTTCGCCGCAAGCATTAGAGACAGTTCAGCGGCTAGAGGTGAGATGGCGGCGGCCTATGTTAATGCGTCCCGTATGGCGCGATTCACGGACTCTCAGCAGTACCCAACAGAGCAAGTGAGAAGTAACCCATTCGTTAATGTGAGGTACTAATGGCTAAGACTCGATTCATTCAGTCTAGCTTCGTAAGTGGCGAGCTATCTCCGCTTCTCAAGGGCCGTATTGATATCAACCAGTATTATCAGGCGGTAGAGACTGCCGATAATGTTGTAATCGTCCCACAAGGCGGGATGCGTCGGCGTCCGGGTACTGAGTTTATTGCTCAAACCACACGCAACTTGGTCAACTGGGCTTATACGGGGAGTATGCCAAACGGCGGAAACCCGTCTGTTCTTGAGAGTCCGACTGACTCACCGACAACATCTACCACGGTAGCCATAGGCACAACCGATGATTACGTGGTGATCAAGGCAGATAGAGGCGCAACTAACATCGCTGAGACTGAGTTTGTTGATATACGGCAGATCAGTCTATCAACCGGCACTTCCACTGAGTTTAAGGTTCAGTATTCAGCAGACGATGTGACTTATACCGACGGCGGTGATGTTCCACTGATCGGCACAAGCCCTCAAGACTTCCGCATCAAGATAGGCGTATACGCTCGCTACTGGCGTCTCGTGCGCTCTGGCACAACTGATCTAGGTTCAGCGACAGTTACGGCGGCGGCATTCACGTTGATGCAAGAAACAGGTGTTGACAGTGACGCGAAGCTAGAAGACTTCAGCGTTGAGGATGATCGTCATTACCTGATTGAGTTTACGCGGGACAATATCGCTATATTTCGCTCTCAGCTTGTAGGCTTTAACATCCAAACAACTAGGGTCGCGGACATCAAGCCCACTTACGACTCTAGTGTTGACGTATCGAGCGTAAGAACAGCACAGATAGAAAACGTCATGCTGGTCTTCGGCAACTTTGAGCCTATCCGCTTGGTGAATCTAGGTGCGGATGCTGACTGGGTGATCGACAACATCCCCTTCTTGAACGTCCCTCAGTACGATTTTGACGATGCACAAAGCCCTACACCTGTGAATGAGATACAGGTTATGGACATCGGGCATGGCGGCGGCGCGTGGAAGAAAGGCGAGCGATTTGAGTTTGATATTGAAGGCGTAACGTCAAAGTCTATTACGTTTGCGGGTGACGCGACTCTTGATGAGCAGGCATCGACTGTTTTTAACATCCAGAAGAATCTGCAAGAGATGCCAGTTTTCGGTGAAACAGGTGTATCGGTAGCAAGAACAGGCACCTTAACGTACACGATCACGATATCAGGCGAATCGACAAAAGACTTCGAGTTGTTTGCCGCGTATATAACGGAAGGCTCTACAAGTCACGAAATTGAATTCACAAAGACGCAATCAGGCTCCCCTCGTAAAGAGGATGTGTGGTCTGTCACCCGTGGATATCCTATCAGTGCGTGTTTCTACGAAGGTAGATTGGTACTTGGCGGCACTCAGTCCAAGCCTCAATCAATCTTTATGTCTAAGACAGGCGCATTCTTTGACTTTGACATTGACGACGGCGACGATGATGAGGCGATCTTTGCGACTATCTCTTCGCGCAAGCTGAATGACATTGTTGATGTGTATCCCGGTCGTAACTTGCAGATATTTACGTCTGGCGCAGAATTTGCAGTGACCAGCAGACCAGTCACACCATCCAGTATCAACATTCAGCCACAGACTTCACACGGCGCGAACAATGTTGAGGTCCAAGACGTAGACGGCTCGACCATATTTGTAGACCGCCACGGCAAGTCGCTCCTGAGCTTCCTGTATTCGTTCAACGAGGACGCTTACACCACGGACGATAGGTCGGTACTGGCCTCGCATTTGATCAACCAGCCGGTCGATATGGCGCTCCTAGCGGGTACTGCGAGTGATGACGCTAACTGGCTGTTTATCGTAAATGCAGACGGTACGGCGACCATCCTAAACACCTTGAGAAGCCAAGATATCAACGGTTTCACTAGCTGGAATACGAGCGGAGACATCAAGAGCGTTTGCGTAGTTGATGATCAGCTGTTTATGACGGTTGAGCGTGAAGTTGACGGCACTGGCAAACTATTCATTGAGCGTTGGGACTTCACCTATCTCATGGATTGCTCTATCAAGAGCGTTCAGGTTGGTGGTGTTATCGACGGACTGGACCATTTAGACGGTGAATCGGTCAAAGCCATCACACGAGAAGGCTATCTAGACAAGAACGAGGGCTATGTGCTGTCGTCTTACACGGTAGCTAGTGGCGAAATAACGCTTGATCCTAGCGAAACATATTCGCTGACCACATATGAGGTTGGCTTGCCGTTCGTTCCTACTATCAAGCCAATGCCACTGAATACAAACATCGGATCAGGTCAGAATCAGATGCGACTGAAGAAGATCGTACGCATGAACGTACGTGTCTACGAGTCTTCCGGCATCTATATCGACGGCATTCCTGTACCTATTCGCTCGTTTGGCGAGGCAGGTATCACGTCACCACTTACGAACGAGTCTATTGTCCCCACAAGTGGCATAATAGAGGACGTTTACGATATTAACGGATGGGGTAGAGAGGTCATACCGACGATTACGTGTCCTGATCCTACTCCCATGCACATACAGATGATTGAATACGAGGTCGAAGGTAACTGATGGCTCTCCCAATATTTGCAATATTAGCTTCCGCAGGTAAGGCAGTAGCTCCTTATCTTCCAACAATCTTGTCTGCAACAGGAACGGCGGCTTCTGTTCTTGGTCAGGTGCAAGCTGGTAAAGCTCAAGAGATAGCACTCAAAGAGCAAGCCAAGCAGGAAGAGCTAGCGGCTCAAAGCCAAGAGTTAGCACGACGCCAAGAATTAAACCGGGCGCTGGCGGCTAACGTCGCGGCACTCTCGACAGCAGGAATATCTGGGGAAGGTACGCCAGCCAGTCTGGCATTGGAAAGCGCGAAGCAAGCAGGTCTTAGCGAGATGACTATTGACCTATCAGAACGCTTGCGGAGATCGGCACTAGAACGACAAGCAAAATCAAACGCGGCAGACCTTGGGGCCGCTGGCTCATTGCTAGGCGGCGCAGTTAAAGCGTTGCAGTTATTGCCGAAGTAAAAGGAAACAAAATGGCTCAGAAGCGCATTGATTACTACGGCAGGTTTACACCAACAGGTGTAGATACGTCTCAGGCTAAACGCTTGCAGGCTCTTTCTGGCTTGGCTGAACAGGCCGGGGACATTGCGTTTGAAGTTGGTGGCCGAATACAGAAAAGAAAGGCTATTGAAGACGCATCGGCAGAAGCACTGGCGGCGGCAGAAGAAGGACGATCACCTGAGATCAAAGAGGGCTTGTTAAGTGCTATCAGCATATATGACCAGTCATTTAACCAGACCGTAGAAAACGCATACATCAATGAAGTTACCTCAGACATACGGTCGGCTGTTGATCGCATGAATGTAGAATCAGATGGTGACTTTGAGCAATTCTCGCAGAATGCCAACAAATACTTTCAAGGCTTATCGCAAAACGTCGATGAGCGATTCCAGCCAATGCTTCAGTCCGTTTACGATGAGGCGTTCGAGCGTAATGGCGTAAGAGTTGCAGAGCTAGGCCGCAAGCGAGCAAGGGCTGTTGCTGTTGATACCACTACCAACAACATCGACAACAAGTTATTACAGATATCAACTGAAGCCCAAGAAGGCACTGTTGCTCACGCAGAACAGCTTGGCATAGAGGCAGTCGCATCGGCTCGCGCTCTTGAAGATGCCGGAGATGTAAAGGCAGGTTACACCGATTCTATTACTAAGAGCGTAGAGCAAAGCCTTGCCACTGGCGCGATTATGCGCGAAGTCAGACAGTCTATGGATGCCAATGACTTTGGTACGGCATACGGCTTGATTGCTGGCGCTGAAAGACCCGAGCAATTTGAGACCAGCGAGTGGGATGCTTGGAAGGCCGCCACAGCGCAAACAGTATCACGTCAGAAGTCGATATTTGACGCATCAACAAAAGCCGCAGATGAAGCACTCAAAGAGCAGGTAAGCCAAGCCGCTACTGCAGTTTCACTTGGCATACAAGTTGACCCCGGCGAAATGAAAGAGCTTGCTACTGCTGTTGCTGGCACTGAATACGAAGATGAGTTTCAACTAGTCGAAGAGGCTGGAAGTTTTGCCCTAATGTCTGCGTCACAGCGATCCGCTGTACTAACTCAAGTTGAGGCTGTTGGCCTTGATGAAGTTGAAAGAGCGGAAATACTTATCAAGACTCAGAACGGCATCAACACTCAGCTTAATAAAGACCCCATGAGTTTTGCGATTAAGCAAGGCATAGTGTCTGACGCGCCTCTTGATATGAGCGATCCACAGTCATGGATTGATAGAGTAAATGAGGCCAAGAAAGCATCCATTCATTATGGCCGCGATATACCCGCAATGACTGACGCGGAAGCTGATGCGTTTAGCGATAGCCTCGAAGAGATGACCGTTAAAGACAAAACAAGCATAGCTCAAAGCCTCAACCAAGACCCAGCGGTTTGGGACACAATTAGTAAAGTTGGCAATCCGTTGTTTGCGGTAATTGGTGCAACCAATGATGTAACAGTGCAAAAAACAGCTTTCAAAGGTCAAGAAATGGTGGCAACAGGTCAGGCAAAGCTACCAACATTCCAGCAATACATAGGCGTAGCCGATGATTACTTGGGGCCAGTCGGTGAAGTTTACCCATCTTCAGATCGCGGGTTAGTAATTGAAGCCGCCCTAAATCATTACGTTCAAAGCAACCCGGACCCCAGTAAAGGGCTTCAATCAGGTGTATTTGAAGACTCATTGGCCGCTATTACTGGCGGCATTGGCACGTTCAACAAAGGCAAATATCAATTGCCGAGAGGTGTGACAGAGGATCAGTTCGAGAGGATGCTTGATAGAGTAAATGAGGATTGGCTTGAGGCATATGGCGGGATAGGCGGGATGACCACTAGCCAAGCTATTAAGCAAATTCAAAATGCTCGCGTTGTTAGCGTTCCAAACAACAAGAGTGAATATAACTTGGTTATTGGTAAAGGCACTAAACTTATCAACAAGAATGGCAATGCGTTTACCTTCAAGTACGATGAATCAGTTGTAACTCAAGCGATGCCGCAAAGGTCGCGGCGTAGCACTAGGCCAATGTAATGCCGTTTGTTACGGAAAAAGGTAAGCGAGAGTTTGATCAGTCATACAGGCTGTTTACGCCAGATGACTTGGTTATTGAGTCATCATTTGGCGAGGTCTTTGGCGCGTCTCTTGGTCTTGTGATTGATGAAGAATTGTCAATCTCTAGCGCGTTAAATAACGAGATGTATCGCGAGCGTCAGGCCGCATTACGTGGCATGGTCGATGATGGTTTTGATAGAAGCCCATATACCGACCGACGTGGCCGGATAGATTACGACCGTATAGCCAAAGACACTGGGTTGCTCGCAACCGATGATGAGCTACGCGAACGGCGTAATGAGAAGCTACGCAAGCGCAGAGAGTACGCAGAGGACGTTATAGCCCGTGGCAGTGGCATGGCCCAGTTCATAGGCTCTATGACTGCATTTATGCTCGACCCTATAAGCATTGTGACAATGGGGACAGGCGCGGTGCTAACAACCGCCCGAGGTTTAGGCGTTACCGCCAATGCAATGCGCGTTGCTAAGGCTGAAGCTGGTATTGCGGCGGCAACCGAGTTAGCCATACAGCCATTTGTATACACTCACAAGCTTGATATTGAATCACCCTACTCAGCACAAGAAGCGCTTGCAAACATCGCTACAGCCGCAGTAGGCGGCGCTGTGCTAGGGGGTATAGGCGGCGGTTTAGCTGGATACCTTAGAGCAGTCAACAATAAGGCCGATGAGCTTGGCGCTGTTCAGCCTGATACGCCAGAAGCAATGGTTCGAGAGGCTAATGAAAGGCTTATCGAAGACTTGGACATTGCTAGAGCGCGTGGCGACATTCCGCCTATTGACCGAGATGTTGTCCAAGCTGAGTTTTTGCGAGAAGTTACTGAGGAGCTAACCGCTACCGCTGGCAACCGATTAGAAGCTGGCGAGCGTAAGGCTCTTAGATCTGAGCTAAAAGACCTTGAGTTTAGGCTAGAAAGGATCTCAGACGTTCCTGAGGAAGTTATCAAGGAGCGTGGAGTACCTGCCCGAGTAGCGAAGAGACGCGCTATTGAGCGCGGTGAAGAACTTGCACAAGAGCAACGAGCAGGGCTGTCAGACCGTGTTACCCGCATTCAAGAGATGTTGCGCCAAGACGATATAGCGCGAGAGGCGTTTGGCGACTTAGAACGAATTAAGCAGGGAGTCATCCCGCCCTTGTATGAACGTCGCCTCAATGAGATTTTGATCGAACAAGAAATCAACCAAGACATACAGTTCCTTTCGGAGCGAGAAACTCGAAGCGAGATGTATGATCAGCCTTCAAAGATCCCAGCTAAGTACGAAGAGCCACAGCCGCAGAAGGCCGCACCACAAACGACTACAGAGCGACAGCGCGACATTCTTACAAGGAATGGCATTGCGGAAGACTTTGATGCTGATATAGAGGCATTCAATAACTTAGAGGATGCCATTGTTTTTGTAGATGATGACGTTGTTTCGGCTAGTGACGCGATGAAGCCGATTGACGATGAAATTGAGAACATTGAAAACGTATTGAGGTGCGCTCTTGGCTAACGGATTTGAAAGATGTGTCAATGAAGCGCTTGCACAGAATCGTCTTTCTAAAGACGTGGCGCAAGCAATCCTTGATTCTGATGACCCAAATCAGGCTATTGACGATGTGCTTGGCAATCTAACGCGTCAGAAGCGTGAGACAGCTATACAAGCCGTTCGCATATCTCAGGCATACGACGCGGTTAAATCTCATCCCGGCGGCATGTCTGCTGGTATTACCGCCTTGATGACTAAAGATCCCACTGGCAGGGCCAAGTATAAGAATGTTGAATATTTAGCTGAATATTACGAAGGCAAATTTCACGCAATAAACGCTGAGTCGTTAGCGCGATTTCGCTCTCGCATGTTTGGCATGGATCAGGATAAGGAAGAGCTTGTTAAGTTTGGCAAAGCTATTTATGGGGAAGAAGTAGATGACCCTGCATTTATGAGAATGGCAGATGCCTACCATGAGACTATTGAACAAACGAGAGTATTGTTTAATC